TGTGCGTACTAAAGGTTCTAAAAACAAAGTTGGTCTTACTGAAGCGTTCGAAGATCGTAAAGCCAAAGGATTTGCGTGGAACAATCTCATGCTTCAGAGGTGGACCGACCATAATGGACAAGAACACAGAGTACTAGAAGATTATCAACGTAATGTACAGTTATGCGACTTAACAGCACAACCCGATGACATTAAGGAAAAGATTAAAGAAACGATTAAGGCTAACGCTGTTCCTAAAGAAGTTAGTCAAGTTGGAATTCGTATGCTCAAGTTTTGTAATGCTTGGGATATGAAAAAGATTGCAGACAACATACAATCTTATGCAGAACCTTTCCAAGCAAAATACCCAACAACATATATTCAACTAGAGGATTAAAATGGCAAAATTAAACAAATTAGCAAAAGTAAATGAATCGATTACAATCAATCGTTACGACAACGCATGGATGGTGGAAATTGGTGGACGTGACAAGAAAGAAGATTGGAAGACTACTAAAACGGTCTGCAACACAGAAGAAGAATTAATTGTGTTGATCAAAGAATACAACACAATGGATTTGGATAATTAAGGAGTAAATCATGGCAACTTGGACTATTAGTACATATTATAAAAAATCTTGTCAAGAAAATGAGTATTGGTCTCAAAAGAATGGCGATGGTAAAATTACGGTTGTTAATGGTTTCCGTTATGGCGAATGGACTGTAGAAACTACAGACGACAATCCTCCCGAGTTCGAGTTTGTAGAAGTACCAGGTGGAGATGGCAAGCGAGACAGTATCAATATGTGCGACTGTGAAGTCAACAATATCGAAAGCGTCGATCTTAACGAAATGTATGACGGCGGTTGTTGGTATGATGTTGAGATTGAAGGTCTCAACGAAGAGGAAGAAGAAGAGATTCAAGAGTTCATTGATGAAAATAGCATCTATGAATTAGAAGAACGCGAAGACGATCCATGGTACCAAAATGACACAGAATGGTGGGTTTGGGGACCAATCGAAATTAAAAATGAAGCAGGCGATCGTGTTCGTATTATATGTGCAGATGCTGACGGCAATGTCATAGATTTCGCAGAAGAATGAGAGATAAATACGTACATTACTCGGGTGCCGTCAGGGCCCAAGTAATATTAAGGAGAAAAATATGACAGTTATATACGCCAAGCCAATTGTGGATGGTAAATTTTGGATTGTAGAACAAGATGGTTCTAAAGTCGCAACATTACACAAAAAAGAAAACAATAAATTCGTACTGAGTAGTACTACAGGCGAAGTTATGTTTAACAAAAAACAGGACCTAACTAAACAGTTTGGAGAAGGATTTTTCCTAAATAGTCCTAAAGTTAAAGTTACACCAGCCGACCTAAACGAATGTCACGGCTTTGCTACTAGCGTTAAACCTTATAATGCAATGTATGATGTTAGACGTAAATTACCGTTATTCACCAAGAGTAACGCCAGTAAAAGTTTGTATTGTGCAGGCTACTATGTTATTAAATTTAACAAAGGCTGGGTTAAAAGTTTTTGTCCTAAAGTTATTACACTTGAACGTAATGAATACAAAGGTCCTTTTAAAACAGAATTTGAAATGAAACAGGTATTGGCTAATGCAAAATCAGATTAATCTATCGCCTATTACACAATTCACTCAGCAACTTCGTGCTGCTGAACTAAGTCAAAGTAAAGAAGTTAAAATGACTATTCAGCAGGCACGATTATTATCATTGGCTCTAAATGAGATACAAGATAAACTACTTCAAGACTACAACGAATTGTTTTTAAAACTTAAAACAAACACAGATAATGAAGTAATTACTATAACTATGGATGGCGGAGCATTTCGAGAGAATTAAGGATAAATATATGCGTATATTTCGAGGATACGCAATGAGTCGCCCAAAACCAAAAGTCTTGCTTGAGTACACTAACAAGCAAAATTATAAATCTGAACAAATTCTGGAATCTGAAGCCATCTGGGCAGTATTCTATAAAAATGAGCCTTTCAATCTGAAGAGCTTTAATAGTCTTACTAGCTATCCAGGACCTAAATATAAAAAAGTATCATTTAGTAATCCAGGACATGCTCACAATCTTGCCAAAAAACTTAACTTAACTTTTGGAACTACTGATTTCCAAGTAGTTATGTTAACTGCTGGCACTATCGTGAAATGATATCTAGAAATACCCTAACCAAAATTTTCCTACAGCAGTGGGGTAAAAGTACTGACGAAGCCAATTTAAAACTATTTGGACGTAAATGGTGGCAAAGTACAAGAGTTGGAAAAGATGACGCTTTTAGACTTAGCGACGATGGTTACGAGTTTTTGGTAAAAGAATTGGACTTAAAAGAGTACGAGATTCCATTTACTGAACCTATTGAACTTAGTCCCCAAACAATCATATTTTTGGAGAGATATGTGGACTGTCCATATTATCTTACTCCAATGTCAATCGCTGTCTTTTCTGAACGCAAGAGTTTTGAGCTAATGTTGTTTTCTGACGACATTAGAAAATTTGGTTTGATAAAAGCCATGAACGAACGACAAAAAGAATTAGCCAATACTGACGAAAAATAAAAAATAAGTGTTGACTGTCTGCAACTAAGCCTGTATAATATATACATACAGAGTTAATTCAACAACGTATTTTTTTAACTAAGATAGGAAACAAGATGGCATCCGAAATCGTCAGTCGCACAGTAGGCCCCAACGGCGCTAAAAAGTCTTTGCGTAAGGCTTTTAAAAACAAACGTCCAATCTTCCTGTGGGGTCCTCCCGGAATTGGCAAGTCAGATATTATCAAACAACTTGGTGCTGAATCTGAAGCACATGTAATTGACGTTCGTTTGAGCCTTTGGGAACCTACTGACATTAAAGGTATTCCATATTTTGATTCTAACGATGGTACAATGCGTTGGGCGCCACCAGCAGAATTGCCAAGTGCAGATTTGGCTAGCAAGTATAAAAGTATCATCTTGTTCTTGGATGAGATGAACAGTGCCGCACCCAGTGTGCAGGCGGCTGCCTATCAACTTATTCTCAACCGTAAAGTTGGTGCATATACATTGCCAGACAATGTTGTAATTGTTGCGGCTGGTAACCGTGAAACTGACAAAGGTGTTACATTCCGTATGCCTGCTCCGTTGGCAAATCGTTTTGTTCACTTGGAAATGACTGTTGACTGGGATGACTACTTTGAGTGGGCCGCTGAAAATCGTATCCATAAAGACGTAGTTGGCTTCTTGAGCTTTAGCAAGAAAGATTTGTACGACTTTGATCCAAAGTCTAGTTCACGTGCATTTGCTACTCCACGCTCTTGGAGCTTCGTATCTGAGTTATTGCACGACGACGATACCGATGCAGATACATTAACTGACTTAGTGTCAGGTTCAGTTGGTGAAGGTCTTGCTATTAAGTTTATGGCTCACCGTAAACATGCTAGCAAAATGCCTAATCCTACAGATATTTTGGGCGGCAAAGTTAAGAAAATGGATTCCAAAGAAATCTCAGCTATGTACAGTTTGACTGTGTCATTGTGTTACGAGTTGAAAGATGCTTGCGAGAAGAATGCCAAAAATTGGAATGATCAAGTTAATTGCTTTTTCGAATTTATGATGAATAACTTTGAAACAGAATTGGTTATCATGGGTACAAAATTGGCTTTAAGTACTTACAAGTTGCCATTGGATCCAGATGAAATCAAATGCTTTGATGATTTCCATGCCAAATATGGCAAATACATTGCACAAGCTACTGAAAAGTAATTGGATTTAAAGCTATTTGACACCACCTTCGGGTGGTGTTATAATATATACTATAGCAAAACAGGAGTTTAAATGTCACATACAGATCCAATTATTGATAAAATTATCGTAGCACGAGTAGGATTACTACTTCGCCATCCGTTTTTTGGTAATTTGGCAACTCGTCTTAAAATCCAAGAAGGATCTGAATGGATGACCACGGCTGCTACAGACGGCCGTGTCATTTACTTTAATCGAGAATTTTTTGAACCTCTTAGTGTTAAACAAGTAGAATTTGTAATTGCACATGAAATTCTACACAATGTGTTTGATCACATGAGTCGTAGAGAAAGTCGCAACCCACGTATCTTCAATATTGCCGCAGACTATTGTGTGAACGGACAATTAGTTCGTGACCGTATTGGTGATCATAATATTGATGGTATCAAAATCTTCCACGATGCCAAATACTATGGTATGGGTGCTGAGGAAGTTTACGACAAAATCTTCGACGAAATGGACGAAGAAGAACTTAACGCACTTGGTCAATTGTTGGATGATCACATTGATTGGGGAGAAGATGGCAAAGATGGTAAACCAAAATACTCTAAAGAAGAACTAAAACAAATCCGAGACGAGATGCGTGAAGCTACTATGCAAGCCGCACAGGCCGCGGGTGCTGGTAACACTCCTGCTAGTGTACAGCGCATGATTAAAGAATTGACAGAGCCTAAGATGAACTGGCGTGAAATACTACGTCAACAAATACAAAGCACTATTAAGAATGATTACTCATTTATGCGTCCTAACCGTAAGGGTTGGCATATGAACGCTGTATTACCGGGTCAACAATTTCAAGAAACCATTGATATTTGTGTAGCAATTGACATGTCAGGTAGTATTGGAGATGATCAAGCAAAAGACTTCTTAAGTGAAATTAAAGGTATTATGCAAGAGTACAAAGACTTTAAAATTAAAGTATGGTGCTTTGATACTCGAGTTTACAATGAAGCCGATTACGACGGTTATTGCATGGATGATTTCGATAACTATGAACCTATGGGCGGTGGCGGAACTGAGTTCGATGCCAACTGGGAATACATGAAGGAAAATGATATTCAGCCTAAGAAGTTTATCATGTTCACTGATGGTTATCCTTGGGGTAGCTGGGGTGATGAAAATTACTGTGATACGGTATTCATCATTCATGGCAATGACAAAATTGTTCCACCATGGGGCGAGTATGCTTATTACGAATTTGCCAAGGAAGCAGCGTAATGGCTCTAAAGAACGGCAAACCTAATCCGCTAAATTATTTCGATTTACGAAGGGTTGAGTTTGCCTGTCCCCATTTTAAATATACAGTTATAGACAAATATAGTCCAAATACAATCAAATTATTTGATTCATGGATACGTAAAAATTTAAATAACAGATATTATGTAGGGCAAGATATTACGCTAGATAATACTAACACTATCGTGTATTGCACACGTATAGGATTTGAAAGTGAAAAAGAACTGAGTTTTTTCACAATTGCCTGTCCACATTTACAGACAAGATAATTAAATGTGTACTTAATCAAAACAAGGAGATTCTAATGTCTGATGTACAAAATCAACCAACTGGAGCAGAAGCTGCTCAAAGCAACGATCTTACTATCAACGACTTAAACGCAATGAAAGTAATCATTGATATTGCCAGTTCACGCGGTGCATTTAAGCCAAATGAAATGGTAGCTGTAGGTCAAACTTATACCAAGTTAACTACATTTTTAGACTCAGTTGCTGCACAACAAGCTGCACAACCACAAGCAGGTACTCAACCAACTGCACCACAAACAAATAGTCAAGCTGTAGCAAACGCTGTTGCAGGAGCTTAATATGGCCCAAGAACTCAAACACGTGGGCCGTGTTACAGCCACTAATAAAAAATGTCTAGTGGCTTATCGCACCTTGCCCGGCGATGCATATAGTTGTTTAATTGTTCCTACGGAGAACATGCCTGACATTTATCACGATGCTATCATTAATCTAGTAGAAAGCTCAGCTGGACAAGAGGCCAACGAGTTTGCAGAAGCATTGGATCGTACACAGTTCCCAGACGGTAGTCGTATGTTACCATGGTTGCATGTTAACAATCGATTACTTAAGGCGCCAACTGATGCTATTGAAATGACTCCTGTCCCAGGTGCTGGTATTCTTCTTAGTGAGTTAAATCAAATTATTGCGGAACAGCGCGGTATTGCTGTTGATGATTTGGCAATCAGTGAAGGTATCAACGATAAGAAGAAAGAGCCAACAGTTGCTCAAGTTAACGAACTTGCACCTACAGCTAAAGTTGTAGAAACAGAATCTACTGTAGAATTAACTCCTGAAGCTCAAGCTAAAGAATATCGTTCTAAAGCTGACAAACTTGCTAAAGAAGCTGCCAACTATCGTAGACTAGCAGAGGAATTGGTTCCGACCAAGAAAAAAACAGTTAAATGACAAGAACTGGGAAGACTCTTCCCAAGGATGTCATAGCACATTGGCCAGAAGTATTCGGTGACGTTAAACTAAACGTGTTACCTATTAGGTATCTTGAAACCGTTTTGGTCAATTTTCAAGATGGTAAAACTTGGGAAATTAAAATAACAGCTAAGGCAAGGCGCGAGGGTTGGCCGTCTTTGGAACAAAGCCTATCCGAAATATGTAAAACATATGAAGATAGTATTGATAATATCGATTTTAAATTAGATACAGAGCGTGTACGTAAAGATATCGAATCTAGCACACAGAAATTTTTAAAAAGAAAGAAGTTATAAATGAATGTTAAATTGCTTAGTTACAGCCAGCCAACTGAAGAATTTGCTAGTATGGGAATCTCAGATGCACAAGAACTCATTGCCTACTGTGCAAGAGTCAGTAACCCGAGCAATCAGCTTAATACAGAAACCTCAGAAAAGCTCATTGGATATCTTATTAAGCACCAACATTGGAGTCCTCTCGAAATGGTGTCCGCCTGCATCGAGATTACTACTACAAGAGATATCGCAAGACAAATCCTTAGACATAGAAGCTTCAGCTTTCAAGAGTTCAGCCAACGTTATGCTGACCCAACAAAGGATCTCAACTTTGTACTTAGAGATGCTCGCAAGCAAGATACCAAAAATAGACAAAACAGTATAGAGCTAGATCCTCATAATAACGATGAAGATCGTTTTCTTGCTTATCAATGGGAACGTATGCAAGAGTTAGTTATTAAACAAAGCCGTGATGCATACGAATGGGCTGTTAGTAAAGGTATTGCCAAAGAACAAGCTCGTGCTGTACTGCCAGAAGGACTTATTGAAAGTCGTTTGTATATGAATGGCACACTGCGTAGTTGGATACACTACTGTGAGTTAAGATCAAACAATGGAACACAAAAAGAGCATCAAGAAGTTGCTATCGCTTGTGCCGAAGTTATAGCTAAGATCTTCCCAATGACTACAGATCTTATTTAAAAGTCTCCGGGGGAAACAGTTCAATGTGTGCTTTGAACTGTTCTTCTAACCAATCATAATCATTAATCTTTGCTAGTGCTTCAGGGTCATCTTTATATGTTGTTCCGTACCATTCGCCTGCACTTGCACCGCCTCTAGAATATTCAGAAAACTTTTCTCGGCTGTTATTAAATCTCCAAGTATCTAGTCGATGGTTTGTTTCGTCATCAATTTGACCGTGAATTGCTTTGCTGGCCAATTTGGCACATTCTCTAAAACTACTACGCCAGGTACTTAACGGATCAGTATTGAATACTGTTATGTTACTAACTTTTTCCATTACTTTAAATCTAGGACTAATACTGGTAGTCATATCTGGACTGTCAATATCCATATTTAAAGTTAATTTTGTAGGAAGAAGTTTAATTCCACCGTAACCGTATTCTAATCCATTAATAGGATTGACACTACGCCAAACGTGTACAATATCCTCTTCGCTAGGATCTAATTTTATATCAAATTTAAAAGATGGCAATATAAATGCATCAGCATCAACAACATAAAACATATTAGTGGTTGATCTTTTAGCGGCTTCTACGTGAGCTCGATGAATTCCTTTTACATTTTGTACTCTAAAAATTTTATTGTAGGGAGCTTTTTCTAATAAATTTATATAGTTTGTCGTAGAGTCGGATTCTTGATAACTTATAAATGCGATATCATACATTATGTTTTTTCCTTACAATTCTTGGACTATTATTAAAAACCCTTTTGAAAAACTTACTAGAATCTTTGCATGGTTCAAACAATTCTAAACCACATTCATCTCTAAGTGTATAACCTAATCCAGAGATTTCGTGAGGTAGCATTTCATCAGTAACTTTACTATATCTAGTTTCCCATTGTTCAGTCAACCAATCAAAATCACGAACATTAGCGTAATCCCAATCTGTACAATTAGTCAGATATGCTCCTTCTCTTGCGCCATATACACTCCATAACCCATTAGTAACATCAGCGCCTACGTTACACCACACTAGCAATCTATCATAATTTTGCCACCAAATTGTTTTAAGATCTGCTACCTTAGCACCTTGATTCAAAGACATTTTTACGCCTTCTCTGAAGCCGGCTCGCCATGCTTGGAATGGACTGGCATTGGTAAAACTTTCTGAATAGTTTTCATTAAATTGGTAATATTTTTCATCAAAACAAAATTCAACTAGACCCTTTGTATCGTTAGGATCCGAATTTTCATGTGTACGCATATTGTTGACAAATTCAGGAGTCCACATTTTAAGACCACCGTTGCCATACATCAAGTGATTAACATGAACTTTACCACACCAGCTAAACACATAGTCCTTGGTTAAACCTAATTCATCTAAGTCGATTTCAACTTCTAAAAATGCAGGGTCAACAATGTTGTCACCGTCTACTGTAACAAAGTACTCAGTTTCGCATTTGGCCGCGCAGGCTTTATGTGCTGCATCACTGCCTTTAACTCCGTGTACACGTTTTGCCCATGGCACCTTAGTTAACAAATCTGCATAGTTTTTCTCAGCATTAGGTTCGTCATAGCTGAGGAAAACAATATCTTGTTCAATTACTTTAATCTTGCTCATTTATTTTCCAAACTTTTAATGAATAACGCAAACTTGATAAATTAGCGGTCAAAGAAATCATATCGATATTCGATTCCCATTTACTTTCAAATTTAATAACAACTTTATCTTCGACTAATTTTTTTAAGTCGATGGCTATAGATCTTAATAAGAAATTAGGATCTTGTCCTAGCGTAACAAAGAACGATATAGTACTAATAGGTAATTTATTATCATAATATTTTTGCCTAAATTCATCCGATACTAAAAATACCCATTGTCCATTGTATTGATCCCAATGTACATAGATGTCTGCCGGATCATGTTCCTGATCAATCCATGTTAAAAATCTATTTTTAAAATTATGCTCTTGAATTATTTTTTTAGATACTAGACCGTTTATTGCAGACCCATCAGATTGAATTACAACACCCACATGAAAGTCGCTAAACTTATCTCTACCTGTAACTAGTCTATCATATTCGTCAAACGAAATTTCTACAGCATGTGTATATCCATCGTGTCTATGATTGTTTACGCTGACAATTTGATTAGATGTTGGATCGTAGTGTACATAATATTTTGGTAATACTACAGTATCTTCTACAATCTTACTTTTACGAGAAATTTTAGCCACGTGATGTATCCTTTAATTTACTAATAATTTCATCAGTTAAAAAATCGTTGTCTATATAATGAAATATTTTACGTTGGGGTATATTAGACACAGATAGCGTATTGCTAAAATTAGTTAAAACAAAATCTTGCCAACTACTAGAATTGACTCGCCAATTTTGCAAATGAGATTTCATGTGTATAAATTCTAACGGACTGTTAACATCTAATACTTGTTCATGCATACCTGTAATTTCTATTGCTATTGCTACCGCAAGATCCATGCTTAACCAGTTTTGATACTCTTCTGGAGCAAACGTATCCCAACACCATTCCCAATTATTACAGACAAACTCTAGTACACGATAAAACTCATACGCTGTTTGTGACTTTTTAAAGTAGTGTAGTGCGCTATATGGACTAGTTAAACAGTTAGCAATAAATGCTCGTCTGTGCATTGAATCTTCTACAATTTCCATTTTATAATTACGAATTCTACTGGTATACTTTATATCATAGTTGCTACAATAAGTCCACCAGTTAGCAATATCTTCCAGTAACAACATGTCTGTGTCTAACACTATTGTTTCTTCATACGGTGTTGCATGATATAATTTCCAACGATTTTCTGCACGGTAAGGCGTTACAATTTCAGTATTGCCAAACGGAATAGGGATTATTTTATCAAATACAGTTTGATATTCTTCTGGTACAGGATCGTCTGTTACTAATGATATTTTTGTTATAGTTTGACTATTGCGTATACTTAATGCCAGTGCATAAGCCTGCCGAACATAGTCAACATCTTTATTATTTTGAGCTAAAACTAAAAATCCCTTAGACACCTGAACCTCCGTCAATATATCTACTGAGGCTAAATTTGTTCATTACATGCACATCTATACCTTTTGTTTTTGCAGCAATATACTCGCCAACATAATCTTTTTTCTCAAGTAAAAATTGCATTTGATCATCTTGCATGCCAACTAACAAATCTTTATCTTTAGTGTATGTCATACGACCTGGTAATTCTGTAACAAAGTTTTCTCCGCCCATGATATGAATTGCAATACTAAATGCATAATCATTCCTAAACAATACAGCATCAATATTATAAAGCATTCGGTAGTAATTCCAATTTGTTTTTATATAAGCAACTAGATCAAAAAATGCTTCAGTGACTTTAGTTTTTTCAAATATAAATGCGGTTGCCCAATAGAACGGAACGCTGAACATGTTGATACGTGTAAATTCATCTGTGCTACGCCATTCGGCAAGATCCATACTATTTGAATATATTTGTAATGGTATATCCCTATCAAATGCGGGGTTTAAGATACTGCTGTTGATAATATAATCACTATCAATTACTAGAGTAGTATGATATGGGGTCAAATCATATGCCCTATTACGTGCAAAATTTCTCCACTCAAGTGTTTTAGATGTTAATGCACCATCAAAGAAATTTTTACGCTGTGCAGATACAGTATAATCCACATCTATGATTTGATCAAAAGGATGATCAGGACAACTTTGTTCTAGCCAACCTCTACTGTCTGTGATTATACTTACAGGCAAGTCGAGATATTGTTGTGCTCGACGTGCTGAAAATACTGATAATTTTATATAATCGATATCAGCATTGTTTTGAGCAAAAATTACGATGCCTTGACTCATAGATCCACAATATCTGCAATTTTACGTTTAACTTTTATTTCGTTAAACTTGTCAGCATATGTAGACACAGTTTCTAAATATGTTGATACAATGTTATTTAGAAAATCTTCTAAATTATCAATTAGTACTGGAAAATTATTGCTATCTACAAGTACAACATTTTCTGTTTTACCCAAATCAACTAGTGTCTTTACAAAACTAATTAGTTCGTAGGTAATTTTAAAAGTTGCACCATTGATATAGTGTATCAAATTTTGATTGTATTCTTCTAAAATAACACGTCTTTGATTTGATAATGTAGCCATGTAGTTAGCAACACCAAAGGCTTTTTCGATTCTTTCGTCCATAGATAACTCCGTAGCTATAATAATATACTACTTTAATTATCTTGTCAACGGTTAGAGGTGATTATTTTATGAAATTAAGCAGTGCCACCAGTCATTGTAGCACTATAACTAGGTAAGCTAACTTGAACGTTTGAACCAGTAGCATAATATGCTTGTACTAAACTAGTTAGTGTGCCTTCCACATTTTCATCTGTGCCACCAGTTGAAAGATCAGAAAATTGTATATCAAAAGTTATTATATTACCGCCAGCATTGACACTTGCCAAAATATCATACTGATTATTTGTATAATAAGGACTAGAAGTTTTCTTTTGGAAAATATTCTGGGGTGTTGTAGTCAGCTGATAAAAACCAGTACTACTAGCAATAGTAGTATATGATCCAGTATTACTAGTACCGTTAATACCAAATGTAATAGTACCCATGTTGGATAATAACATGTTCCAGTCACTGTCCTTGGCATAGCTTCCATCAGCTGATCCGTATCCTGGATATCCAGGGTAGTTAATCAAACTAGCACTGAATTGAAAATTTCCACCAGAATTAAAATAATATCTAGCAGCCGCTGCCGAAGCAAATGTTAAAGTCACAGTATGATGCACTGTTCCGTTCCATGCAGTAGTACGTTGTCCTGCAGAAAAAGAAGTAAGACTTGCTTGTCCCGATGGGGGTGTAACATTTACATTATTATAAATTGAAGTTGCCAGTGCCGAATATAATGCATAATCTGCAGCTGTAACTTTTGCTGCTGTAGCAGGAATTGCTGGAATTGTTAAATTACCAATACTTCCTTGATGATAATATGCATTAATTAAATCGTTACGTAGATTTCTCCACTGTGTAACAGTAATTGTAGGATTTCCTGTAATTTGACTACTAGTGTATTGCGGACTAGTTTGACCGTAACCGTAATTACCAGATCCTGTCCCCATAACAGAAGCAACTTTCGATTGCAATGCATTATAATCACTAGCAAGAATTTTTGATCCAACTGAAGGGGTTGTTGCCATTTTCTACCTTTTATTTTTAAAAACTATTTATTTTAAAGTATAACACATTCGACATTTTTTATCGAATCTGTTAAATTTGTTTCTAAAGCTACGGCAAACACTAGTGTGTTATCAGTAGCCAATTCTGCACAACCATTATCAGTAGCAGATAATCTTTGACCTTTAGTAATTGGTCCTAATACTTTAACTGGAACTCGTCCTTTTAGTGCTACATAAACGCCGCCGACTAACGTTTGGTTCATTCTAAACGCAGGATGCTCACTGATAACACCAATAGCTAAATCACCATTGGCACTGGCTGTAATTTCAGCTTCGCCGCCAACACTTACCACTGTACCAGTTTCATATTCGGCATCTGCAAGATATTTTTCTGCTAAGTCAGCATAGTTAGCTGTAGTAGCTGTACCGTGAATTACGTTTGCAAAAATATCTTGATTGCTGTCTCTGCCTACAATAGTATTTGCACTGCTAGCTGTTGTAGCAGACACAGGTGTACCACCTAAAGACAAGTAATTGGCATTTGTAGCTGTACCGATAAAATTAGTAGCATACACATTAGCCCATGCTGCTGAATTGCTACCAATATTGTTTACATTGTTACTAGTAAATCCATTTGCAGATAACTGTCCGCCTGGTAACAAATCAGCACCTTTAATTGTTAAAGGATAATATGTTACTGGGGAATTGTTATTAGTTGTTTGGAATAAGATTGAGTCATTTATTATGTTCTGGATTAACGGTGTATTTCCGTTATTTGTAATACTTACTTTTAACTTAGTAGTATATGTGCCGCCTGAACCGCCTACCGCATATCCTAAATCTGAAAAATTTACCGCTGTAGAAAACTGTGGACTTAGCGATGATAGATAACTACTTGCTGGAAGGCCATTTAACTTATCTGCGTTAGTTGCTGTTCCCCAGAATCTATAACTTGAACTGCTGTTTGTCACACCATTGTCTGCATTTTGAGTATATGCTAGTGTAATACCTTGATGAATTTTATCAAATCCAGTTATAGCATTTATTGAAGGATCGAGAGTAAAAGGCACAGCATCTGGACTAATTATGAAAGCCACACTTCCATTTACAATGGCTTGAATAACATCGTGTGTTGCACCATTTTCTAGATCTTTAACTGAAACACTTTGCATTTCAGTTGGAAGGGCGCCTGCTATGCCTTGAGGGCCGATTAATGTAAAACTAGTACCATTATATACAAACAACTGATCGCTAGCCGTATCAAACCATAAATCACCTGCTGTTAATCCAGTAGGCTGAGTAGAACTTACTTCAGTGCCGCCGGCAGTTCTAAATTGGCTACCGTCATAGAATTTTAATTTTAAATTCGCACTATCGAACCAAACTTGACCAGCTAATGGGTTTGGAGGTTGCGTAGTATTGGCAAAATTTTCCAATAACCACACAAAATTATCGTTCTGTGACTGGCCGTAACCAGCATAGTTTTTACCAATTAGGGTAAGATCGGTGCTCGTATCAACAGTACCGTCTGCAACTGTAGTTAGTAAAGTACCATTATAATGCTTAATCGTATATGACATCTCGCTCGTTCCTTGTTCCTAGTATTTATACAGTTTTAGCTTTTAATTTTTAGACAATATCAAATTGATAGCTCCAAGATCCGTCTATCAGCTGATACTCTTTTAGTGTGCTATCGGAGCATTGAACCCTACAAATTGTTAAATTGCCGTGTTCGCTAGGAGGGAAAATTTTGGTCAATAGCGATGTTCCAATTGTAGTATTATTATAACCAGTGGTTATTAAACCGATACCTAAGGGTGCTGTTGTAACTTGGGTGACTACATACTGTTGATTAGCTGCATCTAAACTAGAAAGTGGTGCTTGTAAATTACTAATTCTTGCACCACTAACATCAACAGTGCCATTTCCTTTTGGCGCTAGGTATACTGTACCGTTAGATTGAGAACCGTTTACATAGCTAATTGTGCTGCCATTAATATACAAATTGCTAACTTGAAGATTTGTTAATGTACCAACACTAGTCAAAGAAGAACTAGTTATATTAGATCCTAGGCTAAACTGCGTATTATTTGTATTCACAGTAACAGCCGGTTGTCCATTAAGATAATAGCCTGCGCTAGTACCGGATGATCCAATATTGACAAAATCACTAAAATTCCAATAACCTGCATTAGATGAACTGCTGCTAGAACTTGCTGTAGCAGCCCAAGTAATCGTTTTACTTGTAGATCCGGCAACAGTAATGCCTCCGCCGCTAGCTGTAGAGTCAGTTGGAGTTGCTGTTTGACCTAGTACTATATTTTTATCAGCAATGGTTACTGTGGTACTGCTAATTGTTTCCATTGTACCATTGACTGTTAAATTTCCCTCAATGATTACATCTCCTGCTACATCCAGCATAGCTTGAGGATTAATATTATAAATTCCCACACGCTGGTGTTGAGTATCAAAATGCATAGCTGTTTGTAAACTGCCTGCTGTTTGCAAATTGATTTCAAAATTTTGATTTACAACATTTGATTGTAATTGGAATGTATTATTAAAAGTATTGAATTTTAATGTAACATTAAAATTCACTCCAAGCGTTAGTGGGCTAACATTTTGAATTGTAATCGATCCGTTAGTGGTACTGTTTCCATCGACAGCTAGAAAACTTTCAGCTGTTTTTAAACTACCGTCGGCAGCTAATAATGCATTTGCTTCTGTGGCAATAGCATTAAAGACTACACCCGGGTATGAACTTGTATTAAATCCAACATTGATAACATCGCTGGTTGCTGTAAGTGTAACTGGACTAGCAGACGTTCCCACTGTAGCACTTGTGCTAACTGTATATGTACCTATACTACCAGTATCTCCTGACAACTGAGTGGTAATTTGTGTATTTGCTAATATACCTGTGCCAGAAATAATTTGTCCTGTACTTAAACTTCCTGAACTGATCGTTTGTACTGTTAAAACATTATTTGTTTGATAGCCTATAAATTGTGCTATACTAGTAAAACCTGCAATAGGGCTAGCAGGAATAAATGTATCTTTACTAAAAATACCCAATATTGTTCCAGCAACATAAAGTACAGCAATAGTATGATTTTGTCCATTGATATCGATTACCGATTCTATGTTAAATCCGCTAACTCCTTGACTAGTAGTATACAAAGGCCCTGCTAACTTTGTCGATAATCCGTCGTTAAAATATAACTGCCCGTTTGCATTATCAATCCAAATATCCCCAATAGTTATACCGCTAGGTGGTGTTGAAGAAACTATGGTCCCACTTGTTCCGGCAAAACTACTACCAGTATATACTTTCAAACGACTTTCTGAAGTATCATACCAAAGTTGACCCACAGTAGGATAGTTTGGCTGTGTAGTATTGGCAAAATTTTCTAGAAGTCTAATGAAATTATCATTAAAAAATCCGCCATACCCTGTAGCATTTTTACCGACTAGTGTTAAGTCAGATGCTGTTTGGTTAATTTGTCCGTCGGGTATGACTGTTAGTGTAGTTCCATCTGTATGGGTTATAGTATAGCTCATTTTAAATATTACCAGTAAAAATTATATAGTTGATAGTCAAATATGGATTCATAATATTAACTGGAGAATTTGAACTACCATTCACTCCACCAGTATTTAAAATTGCAGATCCTGTACCTGCGCCGCCGGTAGTTCCTTTGTTTGGCTGAGACGTGCTATCAGGCGCTTCGTTAGGAGTATTAACAGCAAAATATTGACTATGCCCATTATTAAGCGTATGAGTATGATCAGGCAAATTACTCGGTGTCAAGGTAGTAGTGCCTGTAGCAGCTGTATTGCCTAAGCCAACGACACTTGCTGTAGATTCGTTAACACGTTTAGCAGAAGAACTTGCATTGCCATTTAAGTCTGTTGTGGTACTGATTAAATTACCAGATCCATCTGAACTTGGTACTGTATTGTTGTTATTCATGTTGTCTGCACCTAGAGGAAATCTTCCTCTAAGGTCAGGTAATGCAAATGTTCCTGCGCCTTTTAATAAAGTTTGATCTTTGTATGTAAATAAAATTTTTGAATAAAGTGTAGAATATTCACTAATTAAAACTTCAGAACCATCGCATAATAGATATCCGGTAGGCACAGTTGTACCAGCAAATGGTAAAATTGTCCCTACCGGTATTACTGGTACATGAGATAACAATACCGACTTTGGCATTTGCAACAACCCAGTACCAGAACGATATACTAATATTGTATCTGTATCAAATGAATCAGTTGCTGGTGTTTTAGCAGAAACAAAATTTTCACTAATCTGTGTACTAAAAATTGCTGTACCATTTTCAGTTTGACCGTTGAAACTAACTGTATTACTAGTTACATCTCCAATAATGCTGAATACTGTAGGACTTGCTAGTCCTGCCGACGTACCATTAACACTACCTTCTAATGTTCCTGTAAATAATCCGGCAAAATTACCAGAAAAATTTGTAGCATATATATTTCTAAACGGTCTAGTAGCTGTTCCAATATCATATACCGGAACTGAAACATTTGGTAGATTCAATGCCGTTGCTTCTGTTGAATTAGTTGTATACCCTGGTACCAATACTGATGCAGGGACAGGAGTTCCGCTACTGTCTACATTGCTAAGTGTAGCTTGTCCATAGGCAGTAATTTTTCCTTTAAAATTACTGTCTAAACCGACACTTAAACCACCCTGGGTAACAATACTACCGGTTGCTGTTGTAAATGGAGTCGCTCTAGTATAGGTACTATTAGTAGTTCCTGTAACATTCAAACCAGTACTAGCTGTAATTAATCCTGTAACATCCAATTCCGATTGAGGTGCAATGTTATTAATACCGACTCTCTGACTAGCATCAACATGCAAAACTGTGTTAGTTGCTCCGGATGAATTAGTTAATTTTACATTAAGACTAGTTCCGCTAAGAGTAGACTTTAAAGTAGGACTACCATTTTCAATATCAATTACAAATCCCAAATTTGCACCAAGTTGTAATCCCTGATCTGATCTAATATTCAATTGATTATTGGAGGTACTGATAACATCACTTCTTAAAAAGTTAGTGGCATCCACAACAATGTTGTTAACTAATAACGCATCTGAAGAACTTGCTGTTCCATAAAATCTAGTAGGGAACGGATTAGTAGTCGAATTGTATGTGGAATCGACAGAACTTAAATTTATACCTTCATAAATTGTGCTAAATCCGGCTATTGGAATTTTTGGAATAAATTTCTCTTTACTAATAATTGAAATTAAATTATTATTAGCATACATTCCAATAACATAATGAGTAACGTTGTTTGTGTCGATTATAGAATCAACTATAGGTCCTGTACTAGTTCCTGTGCTGAATTGCGGTCCAATAAGTACCCATGAACCGCCAGTAAACAAATATAATTGATTAGTTGCAGTGTTGGCCCAAAGATCGCCAGCAATACTATTTGCAATTGCCGGTGCACTTGCACTCTTTTTTAAATTACCTGCGGTTGACCAGCTTGTACTATCATAAACTTTTAGTACATTAACACTAGTATCGTACCATAACTGTCCTTGAACAGGATTAATCGGAGCAGTTGGGGCTGCAAAATTTTCTAATAAGTGTAATAAATCATCTGCAATTATTGGAGCATAGCCTGGATAGCCTCGGCCAGCAAAGCCAAGACTAGTGTCGCTGTTATTAACTGTACCATCCGCTACTTGAATTGGTTGTTTGTTAGGATTAGTAGCATCAGTAAATTGAACTTGATATGTCATTTCAATCTCCTTATACCGACACTAAGCCCGTAAGGCTCTGAATACGTACAGTATAATCTATTTGCACTAGTCGATTTAAACTTTTTAACACCGGATGAAAAATTACATGTGTTAGTAATAAACTATCGCCTGTTGTACTATAGGATCTTAAACCTAATTCATCAAATGTATATGTGCTATTTGTACCATTAACAGTATCAAAAGCACTTTGACCGCTAGGCTCACCGTAGTCTAGTAAACAAGTAACAAACACATCGGTATAGTTTGTTCCAGTAACGTGTCTAACTTCTGTAAAATTTCTAGTTGGATCTGTATTTGTTCCGCTGGTAGGATCGACTATTTTACTATAAGTATTATTATACAGACTGGCATTTGAACCACTAGTATTTGGAGTCAAATATGTTATTATACCTGTAGGATCGATTGCTGTACCGCCATTACCAAAGTCCATTTGATAAACAAATCCGCCAGTAGTCGAATTAGCAAGCGAACTTGCCAACGCAATACTCATGTTTTCGTAATGAATTGCATTACGTTTGTTAATATATATTTCGTTAGAAACAGGATCAAAGATCTTTATATGACCTTCTATATGGATTCCGGTTGCGTCGTTAGTCTGCATGTTAATCTCTCTTTATCTAATATTTATCTGGTATTATTATCTGGGCATTTTATCATTAACTCTTGTAGCTTGAATACCAAATTCCTGGAGCAGCTTTTAAGAATTGTGCAATTTTAGTATCATCATGTATAATACTAGTAGCATTATCCCAAGCAACTCCAGTAGTTTTTACTACTGTAATTTGAGTTCCAATTGATAATAAATTAGTTAACGTTATTTTTGGAGTAGTACCGTCTACTGAAAAATCTGCTTGTCCTGTACCGTCTATGTTTTGATTCATTACAACATCACCGGCAGGACTATAAGGTGCAACATTTACATTAAACACGCTATAAGGTTCTTTCTTAAGTCTGATATTTCCAATAAAGAATGCCCAATAAGCAGAATCATTATTGAAGACAGAACTGCTAGTATGCGATACAATACAGCGATATGTGTAACTTCCGTTATTAACAATTGTGCCAATAGTATATGAGGTATTAGCAGACCAAACAGCACTAGTGTCATATCCGCCTACAAATACTTCAATCTCGTTAACCGATTTAGGAATAAATCCTAACGGAACAGTATCTGTTCCATTTGATACAATTGTACTTGTACTAACTGAATCTTGATAAGGTATAGTTTCTGTTCTACCTATATCTTGAACAAAAGTACCTGCACGAACAAAATTGTTAACACCAGTTCCAAGTGTGCCTCGACGTAAATTAATTAAACTGTTGCCTATCTTGCCAAAATATTCAATACGTTCGCCACGTATTTCAATAACCCCTGCAATGTTTGCATTTTGCACAGGTTCTTCAAAATTACTAGCATCTTCTAATTCAATATTTTGGCTGTTCCAATACAAATCATTAACTAATTTAGTACGCTTGTTAGCATTTAAACGTTTATAAGTTGTTCTATTAAGAATGTCTTTAAATTGCATATAAGATATACCAGGCTTAATGACGTTGCTACCAAATGTCATTAGTGTAACAGTATCGGTTATACCAGGATTAGTAGTTAACTTAATGCTTGTGTGATCGTCATTTAATTTATAATCAACACCTGGTGTTAATAGTGTGGTATTTACAATCACCCAAACATATTTTTCATTTAATACACTTCTATCTAACACAATAGTTCCGCCAACAATCGATTGGTAAGAATAAAACTCCATAGAATCCGGAGTTAAATTTACACTAGAATCCACTGTGATGGTAGTTCTTTGCAAATCTAAAGTATCGTGTTGGTATGCGCTGAATACTTCTACAACGTCTGTACTAAAATAAGGCCTAGAAAATGTTATTTGTTTAGTAGAAGGATCAAATATGTATCCTTGACCAGTGTTTACACTAATTACCAGTTGATTGCCTGAATATTGTTTGTAAGCTTCTCTGGTAATTTTAATTGATACACCGCCTAAATCAAGTACATAATCTTTGCCGTTAACTAATACAACTCCAGAAACACTTACAACAACATCGGTTGCTGATACTGTGTATGGAGCCACGCGATTATTATCGATGTTATAAGTTAGTCTGTTACTACCGATAGTAAAGTATACCGACACGGGCGCTGGAAGAATATGTTGATTAACACGAACCAACATATTAGGTTCATTAGGCAACGTTTCCCCAATAGGATATGCCAATGTGTAAGTAGTATTTCCATTTGCGGCAATAGTTTCTGTATTAGTAATTGCAAAAGTTGGCTGATTTCCGCTAACAATAATGTAATTGATTAGTGCTCCAGCTACAGGTGCATTAATAAATCTAATGCCAACTAAATTACTTAATGAATATGACTGGTCTGTTTTAAATAATTGTACATTACTTGCAATACCATTCACATAAACCGCAGACGAAATGCTATCTAGCCACGGTGCTTTTGTAACAAATTCAGTAGTTGTTCCGTCGCCGACAAAATAATCAATATCTAAGATATTCTCTCCTGCATATCCAATATTAAAGATTGTTACAAGTTGCCCTTCAGTAGGAATAGTGTTAAGTGTAATTGTCTGATTTTTGTAATCAACAGTGTAATCAGAATTATACGTTTTTATTGTGTTATCAACTTTAACAATAATTGAACGCTCACTACTTAAAAGTTCTTTTATATTAAAAGTTGCATTTGTACCCAATGCAATATAATTTTCAACATCAATTTTTGCACTACCTGAAGTAGGTCTTTCGTATACTTTAACCACAAGTGCATCTACTACTTGTCCTGGAACAACTTCTTCAGGTGCTGGGCTAGTAGTCGGTGTAACAAATCCGTCACCGTCTATGATAATATCGTCTGCATTAAAACCATTTGCTGTAAGGTAAACACCGTGAAGACTAGTTAAATCGCCACTAGTTATGTATGTGTCTGCATTAGTTGATGCAATGGTGCCATCACTAGTACTCTGACGTAGTATAATTATACTACCATCATTTTCTGGTGCATAAGTTAATGGAACATTTATTGTATAAGTTACACTACCGTCTGCAAATGTGTTAACTGTTAGATATTGTGAATCTGTTCTCGATATAGTCACAGCAGGCATAATAGCATAAGGATTTGTTGGAGATACTCCAGTATTTGTATCAAAATCTTCTGCGTCTATACGCATACCGACACCAAAGTAACCAGAAATAATAAGTGTACTACCGGCAGGAACAGGATTAGTCAATAACAAAGTACCGGTTGGAAACGATGATGCTTCTGTCGGTTGTTGTAGTACTCTAGTAAATGTAAAACTAACACCATTCAGTACACTAGAATATAATATCTGACTTAATTGATATGGAAAATGATGGTGAAATAGATAAAGACAAAAAACACATTATTTCATCTGATTTAGATATGGATATTTTATTAATAGAAGAATCTGTAAAAAATGTATCATATCTTAAAATAAGAATAGA